CTGGAGCACCAGGGCGAGATCGAGCAGGCAGCAGCCAAGATCATCCAGACTGAGGCGGCCAGCACGCACTGGCTGGCGGCCAACTGGCGGCCACTGACCATGATCACGTTCACGGCGCTGATCGTGGCCAGGTGGATGGGCTGGGTGGCTCCGAACCTCAGCGAGGCTGAATACCTCAAGCTGTGGTCCATCATTGAGTTCGGCCTGGGCGGCTATGTGGTCGGCCGCAGCGTCGAGAAGATCGCACCGAGCATTGCCAGCGCCATGAAGCGCTGATCAGGACGGCTGGCGCTGTCCTGTCTCAAAGGCCTCGCGGCCGTCCATTGAATGGTGGAGCCAGACGCCTTCGTCCAGCGTAGGCTTGCACCAGCACGAGCCATTGACCTCGTGCTCGCGTAAGTCATGCAGTGGCACCACATGCCAGCCTGCACAGTTGCAGTCCCTGCCTTGACGGCAGTTCTGGTTGCAACTCACCGGCACATGCCTTCACCGTTGTAGGCAGGCCAGCCGGCCTGGCCTTTGGTCTGCTTCCACAGCTTGACCATCTCGCAGTATTCGGCCTGCTGACGCTCGGCCTCCTCGAAGTCGGACTGGCCGACGATGCCCATTGCGATCACCAGGCCGATCAGGCCCAGGATGACGTGGTAGCGCTTGAGTTTCATGGTGGTCTCCTTCAATCGGTCACGAGGCAGCCGTTCTCGATGCGCATGAAACGCATCAGGTCCAGCTCCTGCGCCACCTCGATGATGGCTTGCTGGGCGCGCTTGGTCAAAGCGCAGCGCTGGCAGATGGCCAGGATGCGCGCGGCCGTCTCGTGGTGGCCGAGGCTGTGGAAGTCGCGCGCCTTCTCGATCTCGCGCTGCTGGGTCTTGTTCACGGTCAGCTCCTTGCTGGTTGGTTGCGATGGCCACATCTTACCACTATTTCCCACGATGCACGCAAGTAGGTGAAAACCCCTAGACCACCTCGACATCGTGCGGCTGTTTGCGGCCGTCCAAGATGGCGTGGATGCGCTTCTCGGTCAGGCGGTGGCACCTGATCATGGTGCGTGCCGGCAGCATGTCCAACAGCTCACCGTAGTTAGCCAGGACGGTGCGCACGGCCTGGATGCCAGGACCGTCAAGCCTGATCGGCTTGCCTTCGCGCTTGTGGCGCTGGCCAGCCACTGCCAGGCCGCGGATGGCGTCCATCAGCAGGCCACTGGAGTCCTCGCAGACCTGCATCTCGACCACCAGGGTCTCCAGCATGTTGACGGCATCGCTGACGACCCGCCAGTCCTCCTTGCCAGGTTCCGCGGCTGTCTCCAGGGCGTGCAGCCCCTGGTACATGCGCGTGAGCTGGTAGGTGCGCTGCTCTTGTGGCAGCGGCTCGCTGGCGCTGGCCATCAGCTCGTCCCAGTGCGTGTAGGTCACCGACCGGCAAGCAGGCCTGCGCTTGCCTGACTTCTTCATGGCGCGACCACATCCACCAGGCTGATGGTGCCCTGCTCACGGTCCAGGAACACGGCGATGACCGGAGGCCGCGGCCCACCGATGACCTGGCACGCGGCCAGGCTGATCGGTGAAGGCCTCAGCATCGCCACCAGGATATGGCGCTTGTCGTTCGGGCTATCTGCAGCCATCAGTACGATCTCCAGACCTCGATCTCGACGATCCACAGGTACAGGTGAAACTCGCCACGGTCAAACCCGATGGCGAAGTACGGCCAGCGGCGAGGAAACCACTGCACAGCAAGGCGAGGACGCAGCTTCATACGGCAGCCTCCTCCTGGCTCTTGGCCAGCCCCTGCTTGATGTAGTGCAGCACCTGGGCTGCCAGCGTCCTGGTATCGGCGTCAGCCTGGCGGCGCAGCGCCAGCTCGACCTCTGGCGGCACGCGGATCGTCAGGTATCGGTCCTTGACGGCCGAGGCCGACGACTTGGGAGTGGTCGGCTCTTTCATCAGTCGGTCCCGCCTGGGTTGGCGATGGCGGCCTCCTCGAACATATCGGCGGTGGCCTGGCCGGTGGCCAGCTCGATGGGCACGCCATGCGTCAGCAAGCTGACCAGGGCTTCCTGTCCGGCCACCTCAATCTCAAATCGAGTCTGGGCAGCGTGTCGGATGGCCTGCGCTTGGTTGGCAGCGCGGATCAGGCGATGTCGTTTGGTCTCAGCATCGGTGACCAGGTAAATACGAGTGCTCATTGGGTTCCTTGGTTGGTGGCAAAAAAGGCGCTGATCTGCTGCTTTGCAGACTCCGCACCTTTTCCCACTATAACCCAATATCCCGCACCTTCCAAGTATTCAATCCAGTCCTTCTGCTCCGGGCTGAGGCTGCCTCCCTTGCTGCGCTTCATCTCGACCCACAAGCGCCAGGCCGGCACGAACAAGTCCGGCACTCCAGAGGCCACGCCTTCGGCCTTCAGGCGACCAGCGGTGGCCTTGCTGCGCGCGCCACCATTGGGAATGGCGTGGATGCGCACGCCTGGCCAGGTCTGCCTGAACCAGCGCACCAGCTCGCGCTGTTCAAAATGTTCTGAGGGCGCTGCCTCAGATGCCGTGGTTTTTGTGGAAGCCATGCTGCTCCTCTGCCTTTCTGCGTGCTGCAACTGCATCGTCAAACGACTCAAACGAACCCAGGTGCATCGACTGTCTTCCGATGCGGATCTGCGCTTGCCATCGTCCGGTTTGTGTGTGTTTGAAAACACCAGTCACGCCAGATGAGTTGCGACTTGATTTCGACAAATTCATGGCGTTCTGCGTTCTTTGAACGACCCGAAGATTGGCAATTCTGTTGTCTGTCTTGCCGTGGTTGATGTGGTCAATCTCTCCATCTGGCCAGTGGCCATGGTGCAATGCCCAGGCAGCACGATGCGCAAACAGTTTCTGATTGGCTATCGCACCAAACAAATAGCCGTTTGAATGTGGCGCGCAGAGCGCTTGCTTCCCAGCAAATCGAGAGTTCCAGCATGGTCTGCATTCGTCGCAATGCAACCATGTGAACTTGCCGCTTGATGCGTCATATTCGACTCGTGCGCGCAGTTCTTCTATGGTGATCTTTTCCATCAGAAGGGCAGCTCCACAATCCACTGGTCGCAAGCATCCGGCGTGGCTGCGAAGTCGTCAGGCGGCCGCATGAAGAACTCCACGCACAGGCCGTCAACCCCGTAGTGCTCACAGGTGTGGCAGCACTTGGGCGGCCCGGCACGGTCCCATTCACGCCACTGGATCAGGAACTCTGGTTCTGGGGGTCTGGCGCTCATGATCAGAACTCCTTCCACAGTTCGTTGAGCACATCCAGCACGCGGTGATTCTTGACCTGCATGCCTTCCCCACTCTCGTGGCCAAGCCAGAAGCTGTTTTCGTCGTAGCGCTTCAAGTAGAACGGCCCGATGGCGACCATCTCATCACTGCGCCTACTCTGCAGCTCCCACAGCGCATCCAGCCACATGGATGCAGGCAGCGTGACGGACTCGCATCCGGCAGCGCGCTTCAGGTGTTCTTCAACGTCGATCATGCTCTCTCCTTTGTTCATGCCTCCACCAGAAGTACGACATGTCTCTGGTGTCTAACTCCCACAAATGCATGCCAGTCAGTGCTTTCTGGCATGTCCGAAACTTGCGCATGGCCTTCATCAGAATCTGGCGCACGCGCTCCTGCGTCCGGTCCATCTCTTTGCCTGCCTCGCGCAGCGTGCAGTTGTCCAGCACGCACAGCACCACAGCCCACTCTTCCATCTCGGTCAGTGGCGTGATGGCCACCAGACGCCTGGCGAAGTCCTGGCGCAGCACCAGGTCAGGATCGGTGCAGGTCGGCCAGTAAGTGTCCACCGGCTCGCACGGCTCTGGCTCGATGTGGCGGCTGTACCAGAGCTTCTTCACCTCGCTGGACAGGTTGGCCACACCCAGCTTGCCATAGTGCTGCAAGGCGCGGCCTCGGCTCATGCCCAACTCCTCTTGATGACTCTGTGAAACTTCCCGTCCATGCGGTACTCGATGGCCTTGGGCGGCCTGCTGCTGCTCATCTGCGAGGCCAGGTACTCCAGGCCTTCGCTGCCTTCCATCTTGACTGCGTCAGCCAGATGCGCTCCTGCAGCATTGGCCATGTTGAAGAGCTGCTGCAGCGCACGCTGGCCGGCATACCCTTCATGGAGCACCGGCAGGTACTCGGTGATCGGCTTGTCCGACAGGCTGCCATAGTAGGTGCAGGACAGCATCTCCTTGCCTGACGCTCGGCTGACGTGCTTGCGCCAGCTCCAGGACGTGACCTCCAGATCGCTGCCTTCCAGGCCCATGATGTCGTCGTTGCGCAGCTCCAACTTCTTGCGCTCCGGCTCAGGGAATGGCGTCAGGCACGCAGGGCAGATGGCCACAGCGATGGCGCACAGCTCTCCGCAGTTATCGCAGACCTTGACCGGCGCTTCACCGTTGCCATCGCCTGCTTTCTTGGGCGGCTGCACAGCGGTGATGGGACCGTGCGTGGCCACCACCCCGGCGAAGTCCAGCACCAGGCAGTGATCGATGTGGCTCTTGACCCGCATGCCGCGGCCGGCCATCTGGACATACAGGCTGGCCGACATGGTCGGGCGCAGCATGGCGATCAGGTCGATGTCTGGGTAATCGAACCCGGTGGTGAGCACGTTGGCATTGGTCAAAGCGCGCAGCCGGCCGGCCTTGAACTCGGTCAGCAGGCGCTCGCGCTCCTTCTTTGGCGTCTCGCCAGTCACGCACTCCGCGGCCACGCCACGCTGGCGCAGGACTTCGGCCACATGGTGCGCATGCTTGACGCCAGTGCAAAAGAGCAGCCAGGCCTTGCGGTCGCCAGCCAGCTCGATGATCTCGCGCACCACCTTCTGGTTGTTGTCGTCGGTGTCGACTGCTGCCTGCAGCTCGGACTCGATGAACTCGCCACCACGCTTGTGGACGCCAGTAGTGTCCAGCTTGGCCTTGGTGACCTTGCTGCGCAGCGTGGCCAGGTATCCCTTGAACACCAGCTCCTCGATGCTGACCGGCTCGATCAGGTCATCGAACAGCGCAGGCTTGTCGGTGATCAGGCCGTGCCCCAGGCGGTAAGGCGTGGCCGTCAGGCCGATGACCCGCAGCGCAGGGTTGATGGCCTTCAGGTCGGCCAGGAACTGACGGTAGCCACCCTCGTCCTTGTGATTGACCAGGTGGCATTCGTCGATGATCACCAGGTCGACGTGGCCAATCTGCTTGGCCTTGGTGCGGATGGACTGGATGCCTGCGAAGGTGATCGGCTCTCCGAGCTGCTTCTTGCCGATGCTGGCGCTGTAGATGCCCATCGGCGCGCCAGGCCAGTGCTGGCGCATCTTCTCGGCATTCTGCTCAATCAGCTCCTTGACGTGCGTCAGCATCAGCACCACGGTCTCTGGCCAGTTCTGCAGCGCGTCCTTGCACAATGCGGCCACAATGTGGCTCTTGCCGGACCCAGTGGGCAGCACCAGGCAAGGGTTGCCTGCATGGCCTGCCTCGAACCACGCATAAAGCTGGTCGATGGTTCGCTGTTGGTAATCACGAAGCACTGCGTCCTCCGTTCATTGCCTTCAGCTCGTCGATCCTCTGCTGCATCTGCTTTGCAGCGCGCAGAGCTGTGAGTTGGCCGATGTATTCGTAGCACAGGTTGGACAGGCGCTCGATCTCGGCGTGCTGGCGGCGCAGTTCGGCAGCGGCTTGTGCTTGTTCTGGATCGCCGACGTGCAGACTGCACGACTCAAGCGCCTGAGCCAGCCGCAAGGCTTCTGGTTGTGTGGTCATGCTTGCCCCCTTGCGCGGATGGCGGCGGCGCAGCGTTGCGCGATGCCCTCGATGCTGGCGTGCTGGTCGCAGATGTCTGCACACGCCTCGCGCTCGGCAGCGGCCACTTGTTCATTGCGCATGTAAAGCCACTCTGCATGGGCAACCAATGCGTCAATGGCGAACACAACCTCGCGGTCAACTTCATCCCAGGTACGCTGATTGCGCTGACGCACCTTGTCAGCAATGGCGCGTGCGCGTTCAATTGATGCGCTTCTCATCCCACAATCCTCGCGTCAAAGGTCTCGCGCAGCTTCTCCACATACTCATCCCCCAGGCTGCACATCGTTGGGTTCACGAGAATCTCGCGGCTGGTGTAAACGTGCGCATCGCCTTCACCATTGGCCACATCGCGGCCTTCGATGACGTAGACGGCCGTCCACTGATCCAGGCCGTCCTTGCGCTCCCAGGGCACCAGGTCAGGGTGCAGGACGTGGCTGTCGCAGGCCTGGCGCTGGAACTCCACCGGAATGCCATCGGCCTCGTGGCGCTCGCAGCGCCAAGTGCTGTCCTCCTTGGCCGTGCTGTGCGCGCAGGTGCGGCAGTTGACGTGCTTGGTGGTCTTGGTCTCGTGGCAGAACTCGTGCGCATCGCAGAACTTGCACTGGTACCAGCTCGGGTCGGTGCTGATGGGCGGCGGCATGCGGTCCTCCAAAGCTAGACGCCGGCCGCGTGCAATGAACTTCTCAGCCACCTCTTTGTCGTAGCGCACACGCTCGGTGTAGATGCGGTCGTCGTCCTTGCAGACGGCCACATACAAAGCGCGGTCGATCTCAGTGCCATGCATGTAGAGCTGCATCTGGACAAAGTGCTCTGGCTTGGACTTCTCGACGCCATTCTTTTCCAGGTCGGCAAAGCTCTTCGAGCTGTGCGTCTTGAACTCGGCCACATGGCGCTTCTTGGGCGCTGCAGGCACGCCAGACTCGATGATGGCGTCGATGCTGCCGGACACATGCACACCGAAGTCCACACGCGCCTGCTGCCGGCTGGTGCGCACGTCCATGCCGATGGCGCGCAGGTCTGACACGATGGTGGCCTCCTCCATCTGGCCGCGCCTGAACAGGCGCAGGATGCGGCCAGGAAACTGGGGCTGGACGGCCCAGCGGAATGACAGCCACAGCCACCTGTCACATGGGTGACCCAACTGGCTGCAGCCCATGTGCGGCCTGGGCGGCTCGGCCTGCTTCTCGTGGTGCTTGTCGATCAGGCCTTGGATGCTATGCTCTGGTTCGGGTATCTTCATGGTGCCCGTCTCCTTCTAGTGGTTGCCAACTGCCCAGGACCAGCTCGCGCTGGCCTGGGCTTCTTTTCGACTCACTTCTTCTGCCAGGGCGGCGCGGCCTTGGCCGGCGCTGCAGACGCTGCAGGAGCTGCTGCAGGTGCTGCTGCGGCAAAGGTGGGCGCTGCGCCACCATTGACGGCCTTGAACCCCTTCACATCGTTGCTGGCCTCGTAGGTCTTGCCAGTCTTCTCGTCGGTGCGCGCAGGGCGCACGTCCAGCTTGACCTGAATGCTGGCACCGATGAGCTGGTCGGTGTCCTGGACCTTGGCCAGGCCGATGGCGCGCATGATCTCGCCAAGCTGCTGGCGGCCGATCTCCTCGGCCTTGGCGCTCGCGTTTTTGATGTTGAGGTTGCCGAACACCACGCGGCCCTGGTGGGTTGGTCCGGTGATGTCGTAGCGCAACTTGATGTACTGGCCATCGCCAGCGACCGTGCTCTTCAGCTCGGCCTGGGTGATGTTGGCTGTGTACCAGCCGGCCGGCAGCGGCTCGAAGTTGCTGGTGCCCTGGGGCATGTCAGAAGCTGCAAAGGTTTGTCCGAGAAAAGCCATGATTTACTCCTTGGTGGTGATGGGTTCGATGGTGAAAGAAGGGCGGCCAGGCTTGGCCGTGATTGCTCCGGCGAGTGCCTTGGTGATGGACTCATCTGTCGCCTTCCAGATGGCCATGTTGATCTCCGGCTTCCACCGGAACAGCGTACTCAGGTGATCGGTCAGGCCGTGCTCGGCGGCCAGCTCCTGCACCTTGTCAGCGTCGACCTTGCGGTCGATGCGGCTGACCACCTTGACCTTGAAGCCTTCGAGCGCCAGGTTCTCAGTGCCTTCCACATCGTCGCGGATGCTGGCGATCTTCCTGATCTGGTCTTCAATCGCACGGCGGTCGGCAGTTGCAGTGGTTTCTGTGTCCTTGGCGTAGAGCCACATTTCAGCCAACTGCTCCACGTCTGTGACGGTCTTGATGAAACCTTCGGTCTTGAGCATTTCGCGGATGTTCATCACTTGCCTCCGATCTTTGCGATGACTGCACCGAGGTCCGGTGCCTCCCAGGCGTCCAGCTTGCCCGACCGATCCTTGGCCAGCCAGAGGCCGTCCGAGTCGCACATCAGGGCGCGCTGGGTGTTGTTGTCGGTGTCCTTCTCGACACGCAGAGCCAGCACCTCGTCAAAGAAGTAGGGCAGCGCCTGGCCGGTCTTGTTGCCAGGCATCGATGGCGCATACAGCACGCGGCCCATCTCGTCCTGGGTTTTCTCCAGCTTGGCGCTCATGTAGACGTGCCGGCCAGGCAGGTCGCGGAATGCGCGGATGATGTCGGCCATCTGCTCCTGCATCGCACCGTAGGCCTGGCGTGGGTCTTTGGTGGCCTTCTTCTCGGCATTGAGCACAACCTCAGCAATCTCGCTGATGGAGTCGAGCGCCACCGACTGGAACCCCTTGGCCTCGTCCGACTGCGTCAGCCAGGTGTAGGCCTCCCGCAGCGTCTCCATGTCGCTGATCTCGATGAAGGGCAGGTCGGCGTCCTGGATGGACAGCAGGCCTCCTTCAGCAGACAGCACGATGGGCTGCGGCAGGGTCTTGATCAATGAGGTCTTGCCTGCACCGGCCTGGCCGTAGACCAGGACTTTCACACCATTGGCAGCCAGGCTGCCGGTGGTCTTCACGTTGATTGCCATGTTGGCTCTCCTTTTTCGCACCTCCGTCTGGGAATCAGTTCGAGGTGTGCTTGCACTGTACTCCAAAAAAATGTAGGATGTCAACACCCACCGGAAATTTTTTTATAGAGGATTCAAACATGATGACCCTGGAGCAGATTCGCAATGCCTTGTCCGACAGGATGCCGGCCAAGGTCGCAGAGGCCACTGGGCTGCACTACAACACCATCCGAGAGGTCAGGGACAACCCAGACGCTAATCCGACCTACAAGGTCTTGATGGCGCTGTCCAACTACTTGGAAGGTCGCACTCATGACAACCAAGGCTGAAGCAGCACTGACCTACGCATCATGGGGCTGGCATGTCATCCCAGTGGTGCCCAATGGCAAGGTGCCTGCCACTCAGCATGGGGTCAAAGACGCCACGACAGACCCGGAACAGATCGCCAGATGGTGGGCGCAGAACCCAGACTTCAACATCGGCATTGCGGCCGGCGAACGATCTGGCATTGTGGTTTTCGATGTGGACCCCAGGAATGGTGGCGACTCGTCCTGGTCGAGCTGGCTGGAGTCCAATGGCAAGGTGCCAGACGGTGCCATGCAGATGACTGCAGGTGGTGGAGAGCACCACATCGGCGTCTACAACCCAGAGATTCGATCCTGCAAGCTGGCCGAAGGTGTGGACTTGCTGGCCGATGGCCGGTACTTTGTGGCCTTCCCATCGACGATTGAAGGACGCAGCTACCAGTGGGAGGCGTCATCCGATCCGTTCGATGGCGTGGCACCTTTCACGATCCCGGAGCAGTGGCTGCAGTCCTACAGGGCAATGCGCAAGCCTGAGACACGCCAGGCGGTCACCACGGGCGGCGGTCTGATCCAAGGCAGCCGGAACAACGGTCTGACAGCCTTGGGCGGTGCCATGCGGCGCTACGGCATGACCGAGGCAGAGATCATGGCAGCGCTGGCCATTGCCAACGAGACCCGCTGCGAGATTCCACTGCCATCGTCTGAGCTGTCCCAGATCGTCAGATCGGTCTGCCGATATGAGCCTGAGTCGGACGTGGCTGCGGCCACCAGCTTGGGCAGTGATGCAGCCGAGGCAATCTTGGAGGCCACCAGGGCGCAGGTGCAGGAATACTACTTCACCAGGGCAACGTCCTACCTTGGCCAGCCTGCTCCGCTGCGCTGGATCATCAAAGGATGGGTTCCAGACAGTGGCGTGAGCATGGTCTATGGCGAGTCAGGCTCCGGCAAGACCTTCATCACCCTGGACATGGCCTGCCACATCGCTGCCGGCCTGCAATGGCATGGCCACAAGACCAAGGCCGGCCTGGTGGTCTACATGGCAGGCGAGGGCAACTATGGCCTGCGCCAGCGCGTCACAGCTTGGTGCAAGGCCCACGGCGTCCAGAATCTGGACAACCTGCTGATCTCGAACAAAGCGATCGACATCGACAGTCCAGCCGCTGCAGCTCAGATCATCAACGCGGTGCGAGAGATCACCCAGGACGATGCGGTGGCGATCTTCATCGACACGGTCAACAACCACATGAGTGGCGATGAGAACAGCGCCAAGGACACCCGCAACATGCTCAACGCATGCAACATCGTGGCCCGAGCACTGAGCGCCAGCGTGTGCCTCAATCACCACACCGGACATGCAGCAGAGTCCAAGCAGCGCGCACGCGGCTCCAGCGCCTGGAAGGCCTCGCTGGACGCATCGATCCTGGTCTCCAAGAACGACAACAGCATCGAGATTTCCTGCACCAAGATGAAGGACGCAGAGCCTCCCAATCCGTTCTTCGGCAAGTTGGAGACGGTCCCGCTTGGCTGGATTGATGAGGATGGCGAGGAAATAAAAGGCGCAGTATTCGTGATTGAAGAAAATGCGCCTGAGCAAAAACCTAAAAAAGAATCTGAGATTCAAAAAGATATTCGGAAATTCACAAATGCATGGTGGCATGCTGGCGCTGAAGACCGAGACAAAATGCCTTATCTGTCGCGCAGCGCACTGCTTCAATATCTGACGACAAACGAAGGACTGACAGAATCGACAGCAAAAACCTACGCTCAGGAAAGCAAAAAAGGACGGCTGATTTATAACCTGCTGAACGCTCAGATTATTGTGGCGCACGAGCATGGCTGGGTTGTCTCAGACAACGCAACGGCAGCAACGCTGATGGTCCGAAGGACTGAAAAGTAGGGTGGGACAAATGGGACAAGACAGGACAAACTGGGACAAATGTCCCGAGGACAAGGCGAGGCAGCCTGGGACAGGACAGGACACACACCTTTAGGGTGTGTCCCATTGTCCCAGCCACGATGTGCGATTTTTTGACCTGAAAGGAGCAACCTGTGGATAAGTGCAAGACATGCGGATCAGACCAGCTCAAGATCGGCATCACCAACATCGCATCAGGAGCGACTGTCTATCCGCTCTACTGCAATGCATGCGGTGAAGTATTCGCAAAATATGTGAAGAAAATAATCGCACAGGAATATGCAAAAGAAAATGGACCGTTGAAATATGTCAAAACAAAAACCGCAGAATATATTGAGAAAAAACAAATCCAGATTAAATGCGAAGTGTGCGATGCAAATGAAGGTGAATTGCACCACTGGGCACCACAGTATTTATTCGGTGACGAGGCCAACCGCTGGCCCGTTGCGTATCTCTGCCGCACATGCCATCGAAAATGGCATGATCTTGTAACTCCGAACATGAGCGAGAAACCATGACACAGACCAACGTGAACGAGATGTTGGCAGGCCGGGAAGGTCGGTATGGCAGCTTTCAAGGCCATGCCGAGATCAGCCAGGTGATCAAGCAGGTCATCCACTCGGCGGCAAAAGCACGCGGCAAAAACCTGGAGTCAGACCAGCTCGAGGCTTTGGACATGATTGCCCACAAGATCGCCAGGATCATCAACGGCGATCCGAACTACGCCGACAACTGGGTCGACATCGCTGGCTACGCCACCCTGGTGGCCAATCGGCTGGAAAAAGAGGAGAATGCAGCATGACCACAAAGTCCCACAAACCAAAGGCCGCGGCAAAACCTCGGCCCAGCAAGTACGAGAACAAGGCCGACATCTGCGCCTTGGTGCTCTCCGGCATGCGTGGCGGTCTGAGCGCCTTCAAGGCATGCGAGGCGGCTGGTGTGTCGCAGAGCACATTCAATCTGTGGCTGAATGAGGACGCAGAGCTGGCTGCAGAGTACGCGCGCGCGCGCGAGGACTTGATCGAGCGCATTGCCAACGAGGTGATCGAGCTGAGTGATGCCGATGTCGGCCTGCAACCTGACGGCAAAAAGGACTGGGCGGCAGTGCAGAAGCACAAACTTCAGGTCGATACCCGCAAGTGGCTGCTGTCCAAGCTGGCCCCGAAAAAGTACGGCGACAAGCTGGAGCTAACTGGCGACCCTGACCGGCCGCTGGCCATCCAGAAGATCGAGCGCGTGGTGGTCGGAAAGTGACGACCCTGCGCATCGAGACACCACAATGGGCGCTGCCGCTGTTGGAGCCAGCGCGCTACAAGGCAGCCTACGGCGGCCGCGGATCCGGCAAGTCGCATACCTTTGCCGAGATGTTGATCGAGGCGCACATCATGGACCAGACCAGCCGGTCGGTCTGCGTGCGTGAGGTCCAGAAGTCGCTGGCGCAGTCGGTCAAGCGCCTGCTTGAGCTGAAGATCGAGGCCATGAACGCTGGTGCCTACTTCGAGGTCCAGGAGGCCGTCATCAAGTCCAAGCGCGGCGATGGCCTGATCATCTTCCAAGGCATGCAGAACCACACGGCCGACTCGATCAAGTCGCTGGAAGGCTACGACCGTGCCTGGGTGGAGGAGGCGCAGAGCCTGTCCCAGCGTAGCCTGGACCTGCTGCGGCCGACAATCCGCAAACCAGGCTCTGAGCTGTGGTTCACCTGGAACCCGAGCCAGTCCAGCGACCCAGTCGACCATCTATTGCGTGGCGACAAGCCACCACCGGACTCGGTGGTGCTGGAGGTCAACTTCGACGACAACCCCTGGTTCCCGGATGTGCTGCGCGCCGAGATGGAGTACGACAAGGCGCGCGACCCTGACAAGTACGCTCACGTCTGGCGTGGCGGCTACCTGCAGAACAGCAGCGCGCGCGTCTTCCGCAACTGGCGCATCGAGGAGTTCGAGGCACCGAAGGACGCCATACACAGGCTCGGTGCCGACTGGGGCTTTGCCACCGATCCGACCGTCCTGGTGCGCTGCCACATCGTCGGCCGCACGCTGTACATCGATCACGAGGCCTACATGGTGGGCTGCGAGATCATGAACACGCCAGAGCTGTTCATGACCGTGCCAGAGGCCGAGAAGTGGCCAATGGTGGCCGACAGCTCCAGGCCCGAGACCATCAGCCACATGCGCAAGAATGGATTCCCGAAGATCATGCCGGCCGTCAAGGGCAAGGACTCGGTGGTCGAGGGCGTCGAGTGGCTGAAGTCCTACGACATCGTGGTGCATCCACGCTGCACGCACACCATCGACGAGCTGACG